GACGCTGAAGTGAAAGCTCTCAACGCCCTCGTATCCCATGTCGATCAGCTTCTCGGCGATCATCTCACCAAGCCAAGCCATATCGCTCCACGAATAGCCTTCTAATGTGACGTGTTTCATGCTGTGTCCTCCTAGTATCTGTTACAGTTCATTTCGAATTCCATTTCCTCGCGTTGCTCTTTGTTCGCGGGGTCGTGAAATGCGAGAACCATTTCCGAAAAGTCGTCGAGTGTGAGCCTGCCTGACGCAATCATCATCCCGAACATTTGAAGCGGGATGCCCCGCACCTTGCAGAACTTATTGACCTGTCGTTTTGTTGGCTTTTTCATGCTGCGTCCTCCTTGTACTTCTGTTCTACGAAGTGCCATGTGTCGGGTGTCAACGTCTGCGAAAGCATACCAAACCCCGCCCATCCTTTGACCTCTCCACACGCTTCCATGATACGCGCAGAGTGCATTAGGTCTTCGGTTTCGATGTCGCTCAGTTGGCGAGCGCAAGTGATCTTCATGTGTTTCTCCTTGGGTTGTCATGCGTTCAGTCGCATGGGATGCGAGCGTCTCGACGCTCGACACCGATGCGGCTATGCTGCTTGCTCGACCACCTGTTGCTGCAAGCGGTCGTAAACGTCCCAGCGTTCTTCGCCTGTGAAGTCACTAATCACTCGGCAAAGCGCGAGAGCTGCGCAGTAGTATTTCTCGTGGTCTTCGTCTGTCTTTATGCGCCGCATGTAGAAGCGTGCTCGTGCCTCGATGATGCGGGTGTATTCTGCGATATGGTCTTTCATGCTGCGTCCTCCATGATGTGTTCGGTTACGATTGCGTACTGATGGCACATGCACTCTTCGATGCCGTACGAACGAGCCGCGTGGTCTTCGACCCACTGCATCTCGTCACTGAATGTGTCGGCTACGAATATGAGGCCGTAGTTGCTTTGGAACTGTGTGATCCATGCGGTGAACGCGGCGATGTTTTCCTCGTCCAACGCGGCCTCGTTGCCACGGGTAAGGGCGGCTTCCCAATGCGCGGGAAGGATGATCAAGATTGCGTGTTCGGTCATGTGTTAAACTCCTAATGCTGAGATGATGAATGGGAACGCGTGGTGTAGAACCACACATTCGCCTTCGGGTGAGCCGCAACCGCTGAACCACTCAATGAGCACGATTGCGAAGATGATTGAGTACGCGAACCCAAGCGCCGCTTCTTGCACGCGGGTCATGACGACGTACCAAAGCGCACGTAGTTGACTGCGTACGCGGCGTCGGCGTCACAGAACTCTTCGAGCATCTGCTCGCGGGCCTCGACGGCTTCGCGGATGCTGCGTACGTAAGCACCGATTGGCGACCAGTTATCGCAAGGATCGTCAACGTGCTTGGACGTTAGCGGGTGTTGTTGTGTAGACATATTGAGCATGGTGTTTCTCCTCTCATGCGGGTTAGCGTGCAGAGCGCACGAAAAAGCCGCCAACGCTTGCGCGAGGCGGCTCAGTTGATGTGCTCTGGGTGGTTCGCTTATGCGTTGCGGATGAACGCGATCAGGTGGCCAGCTTCGGCGGAAGCGCCTTTGCCTGCACCCACGAGGGTCGCGAGCGCCATGGCTGCGTCAACTGCGCTGACCGCTTCGGCGGCTACGGGCGCTTTGGCTTTCGCTTTGGCCTTCGGCTTCGCAGGCGTTACGGGACGCGCTGCGTTGACGGCTGACCAGTCGCCAGTCGCACGCGCCTTGACGCGCACCTTGTCGCCAGCGTCGATGTCCTTCAGCAGAGCTGCCCAACGCTTGCGCGAGGACACCTTGGCAGTGGCGGCTACGGCTGCGCGGATTTTCTTCTTCGCGGGTGCGCCTTGCGCCTCGACCCACGCGGCTGCGGCGGTTTTGGCTGAAAATGCTGGGGCTTTCGCGGGTGTGTTTGCTGCTGTTTTTGTCATGTGATTTCTCCTTTTGCGTTACACATGTGACTGCGCTCAGTACCGACCGAGCACAGGCCATCCTCCAATCTGAGCTGGCACCCTTTGATGTTCCTCAAAGATTTATCTTTGGTCGCGCCCACGCAGGACGACGAGCGTTACGCAAATGAGTAACGTGCCTGTATGGTTAATTTTCATCCGCGAAAGGAGCGAAACTGGGAACTTTCGCGTTACGAAAAACACCCCAAAATCCCCTACGAGGGGAGCGAAAACACAGCAAAATCAACGCAATGCGCATCGCATGTGACAATAGTGAGCCAAAAACAGTACGAAAGGGGGGGCCACCCCCCATCCCGCCGTCGCCGCGCCGCGAATTGCCATTGCGAGACCCCCGAGAAATCTGAGCAAAATTGAAAACGTCTGGAAATGATCAATGTCACGCAAAAAACTTATACAAACTGGCGATAAGCTAACGCCACTTCAAGTCGCCAACATGCGAGCGGGCCTATACCGCCGAGTAGAGGCACAGATTGACGAGGCCCACGACGTAGTGATGGGCAAACAGGAGTGGAACCCCACCCAAGCGCGGGTATTCACGGCTATGTTGAACAAAGTTGTACCTGACCTCACCGCCCAATTCGTGCAGCACGAGCACAACATACAGGAAGCGCCCGAGAAGATGTCTCGTGAGCAGCTTGAGGCGATTGCCATGGGTGTGAACAACATAATAGACGCTGAAACTGTAGAGACTGAGGAATGAGTATCTCGGCGCAGGAAGCCGCCAAGCATCTTCTCAAACTCAAGACCGCAGAAGACAGCTTTCTAGGCTGGGTACGCCTACAGTTCCCCGATTGGACGCTACCACAGTTCCACCTCGACATGATCGAGGCTCTCGACAAGCTAGAGCGCAACACCCTTACGTCTCACCACGGCAAATCGGCCTCCGAGCGGGCGAATACGGAAGAAGTACCCGTACGAAACCTACTGATCACGATGCCACCACGCCACGGCAAGTCTACGTACGGCTCTGTCATCTTCCCCGCCTACTTCATGGCGCGAAAGCCCAACCGTTTCCTCATGTCCACCTCGTACAACAGCCAACTGGCAACCGATTTCGGTCGCCAAGTACGTGATTTAGTCAATGAGCCGCTTACATCCCAAGCGTTCCCCGACTTCGAGATGTCTCAGGACAGCCGAGCCGTAGACCAGTGGCGTACAACTGGCGGCGGAGCCGCGTACTTCATCGGTGTGGGCGGTACAACGTCTGGTCGCGCAGCGAACCTTCTCCTTTTCGATGATCCACTAAAGTCCAGAGAGGAAGCCGAGAGTGCTACGCAACGGAACAAGGTCTGGAATTATTATATATCCGCTCTCAGCACGCGTCTCCAACCAGACGTTGACGGTGTTCCCCCCGCCCAAATCATCATCCTTACCCGATGGCACCCTGACGACCTCGCAGGGCGACTTATGCAAACTGATGACTGGCATGAGGGCCGCTGGCTTCATATCAACTTCCCTGCCGTCGAGGAGAGACCAATTCAAGGAGACGCTGGTAAGATTTCCCGCTCCAATCTACCAAGCGACGACCCTCAGTACCTCGCCCCAGGCGAAGCCAGCAAGCTCGGTAAAGCAAAAAGATATATACGCAAGACTGAGAAGAGAGCCTTGTGGCCCGAACGATTTTCCCTCGAAGATCTGGAACGTCGTCAAAGATTAAACCCGCGAGAGTTCGCATCTCTCTACCAACAAACTCCGTATATCCAGGGCGGCAACATGATCCGCTCACATTGGTGGCGTACGTACCCTGCTGACATGAAGCCAGAGAAGTTCAACTCTCTCATCATCGCAGCCGACACTGCGTTCAAGGCCAAGCAGACGAGCGATTACTCTGTCATGATGACCATGGGCCTCGATACGAACGGCGACATCTACATCGTTGACGTTCACCGAGAGCGGTACGAGTTCCCTGACCTCAAGCGCAACATGATCATGCTTAACAACCAGTGGCGCGGTCGCGGCTTGCGTGGCATCTACATCGAGGACAAGGCCAGCGGTCAGTCCCTGCTGCAAGAGCTGAAGCGAGAAAGCGGTATTTCCGTGATCCCGTACAAAATATCCAGCGACAAAGTTTCCCGCCTGTCGGCGGTGCTGCCTCTCATTGAGGGTGGCCGTGTGTTTATCCCCAGTGCCGCGCCGTGGTTAGACGCCTTCCACGACGAGATGCAAACCTTCCCCGCTGGTACTCACGACGACATCGTAGATGCCATGACCATTGGCCTAGACGTTCTCGCTCGCACCCCTGCAACGGGTGAATATTACGCACCTCCATCGTTCGCGCTTCCCAAGTCGAGCGACAGTTTATGGAACCAGAAGTCCGACCTAAACAATCTCAGCTCCGCGTGGCGTGGCTGGGGTGAATAAGGACGACCGAGGTACAATTATAGGAGTAAATGTTTTCTTATGGCACTGACTAATACAAATTACCGTGCGGACTTCGTACCTGAAAGCGATGGCATCATCGTTGACCTGTCCGATCACGCCAATGCTCTCATGGCATACGAGGATATTTCCTCGATGCTTACTGATGAACAGGAACAGCGCATAGTTGATTATGCTCGTTCTGCTATGCAGATGTCATACGACCGCATTTCACGTCGGTACGATCACTGGACGCAGGCGGATCGCGCACATGATGTGTACGTAGATCCTCACGCGACACAGTTTCGTGAGAAGGCGGTCATTGCAGACACACGCGCTATTGCGGATACTGTGCTTACGTACCTGATGTCGGCTCTCACGGGTCGGAACCCTATGTTCCAGTTGGAGGGCTTGAACCGTAAGTCTCGGAAGGGGTCTCAGATTATTGAGCGCCTACTTCATCAGCAGATGCGCCGAACAGCAGGAGAGGCTCGCCTTGCCCAACATCTTCTTGACAGCATTCGGTACGGATACGCACCCACGAAAGTTACGTGGGATGCTTCCTCACGAACAAACCAAATCACCAACTTCGACCCGCGCCGCGTATTCCACGACCCCCGCGTTCAGTGGGGAGATTGGGAGCGGATGCAGTACATCATCTTTTCTGACTTCTCTTCTTATGACGCACTCATGCAGACAGGCATGTATCCCAAGCTCAAGAAGTACCCCTCCTTACGCAACCGGCTCACGCCTCCGGCTGGTGGGTGGGACGGACACCGCTGGCACAAAGAAGCGGGACGAGGACTAAGTATTGATCCTGCCGAGCGCAACCGTCGTGAGAGTGGCGGTACATTCTTCGCCCTCGGAGACAGTCGTGTAGTTGATGAGATGTGGGTTCGTCTTGCTGGCTACGAAATCGGCGTACCTCAGATCGAACAGTTGTGGATGTGCATCACAATTCTCGATGAGAACGTGGTTATCCGTTGTCAACTCAACCCATACGGCAGGCAGTTCCCTGTCGTGATAGGCGGTCTGTACCACGACGCACACAAAACGTACTCGCAGTCGTTGTATGATCTACTTCTTCCTCTGCACGACGTAGCGACATGGCTTCTTAGGTCACGTATCGACAACGTACAGGCCGCTTTGACCAACTTAATGTTCGTAGATCCCACGCAAATTGCGATTGGAGACCTAATTGACCGCAATCCACACGGCATTGTGCGTACATTACCTGGGGTAAAGCCAGGTGAGGGCGTCTTTATCAGCCAGATCCCTGACGTAACTAGGGGTCATTGGAACGATATTGAGGCGATGTCGGGTCTGAAGCAGCGTGTATCTGCTGCATCTGATGCGCAGCAGGGTATGCCTACGGCAGACGGCATTCGTACAGCCACAGAGATCCAACGTCTTACGCAATTAGGCTCACAACGTCTCGGCGTACTTTCTCGTACGATCTCGGCCACCTCCATACGCCCTATGGTTCGTATGATGGTTGCCAACGTACAGGACTTCTTCGCTCCCGAAAGCTCCATCCGCATATCTGACAGTGATAGTGCGGGCAATGTGGCTGACATGGTGAAGGACGGATACCTCGACTTCAAACTTCAAGACATCCAGGGCGACATTGAGTACCTCGTCGTAGACGGTACGCTCCCCTTGGAGCCAACCCGCAACGCTGAGACATGGATCACGATGCTTCGTACTCTCAACGAGACTGGCATGGCGATGGAGTACAACAGCGGTAAGATCGTTGAGGAAGCCATCCGCTCCATGGGCGTCTCTGACCTTGACCAGTTCAAGATCAACAAAGAGCAGCAGGCTCAAGGCCCAACCCCATCACAACAGATGTTGATGATGGAGAAAGCTCGCGGCGCGAACGTACAGTCCCAAGAAGACATCGAGCGTCAAGTTGAGAAGGGCAACCTAGTACCAATGAAAGAGGCTCCGAAGCAATGACGAACCCTGTAAACAGCAAGCACTGGGCATCACAGGTGGACGCGGTAACTCGCGAGTACATCGACGCCCGTATCCACGAAGAATTAAAACCTATGAGGGACGACATAGCGGCCCTTCGTGTTGCAATATTGGCAACTAGAGAAAGCCTACAGCGCGATATGGGCAATGTAGCGGGTCGGATGTCGAACACTGAAGAACTGCTTGAAATGTCGTCAAGCCGCGCAGCGAAATTGGCCAGTATCGCGAAACAGATGGACGAGGAAAGCTAATGGCACGCACGCGCGTCCCTTCAGAACAGCTAAACTTCCGCTCGCAGAACACGGGCATTACGCTTCTTGATACTTATCTTGAGGACGCAGAGAAGGGCGGTCTATCGCTTGCTACTCTGATGGGTAAGTTGTTCAACGATGCGACTGGTGACATTGACGCCTTTGAGTTTCGTTACACAAACGAAAACGACACACAGACCTTGGAGCTTCGTATCGGTACGGACGGCGCATTCCAAGAGGTTGCATCTTTTACGCAGCTATTCACTGACTTAGCTAACTTCAAAACCACTGCCCTTTCCGACATGGAAGCGAAGCGGGCTGATGCGGAGCAGAGTGCGGGCGAAGCCCTTGCTTCTGAAACCGCTACGGCTCTTGCTCAGGCAGCATCTGAGGCAGCTAGAGACGACGCGCAGAGTGCGCGAGATCTCTCTCAAACTTATGCGAACCAAGCGTACCAAACCACACCAACCGTGATCCAGCAGGGCATCTTACTGGCCCAACTGCACGGTGAGCTATTCAACGGGAGTTCTCTCTAATGCCAAACATTTCGGTATCAAACCAGCAGGCTCTCGCAGATGAACTTGCCCAGCGCTTGACTACACTAACAGCATCAACGCCCAACGCCGACCTGGTGTACTTGGCGCGTATGATCGAGATCTTTAACGGCAACGCCAACCTTTCGGCAGTGTCGTCAGAAGGGGATACGCAACTATCGCGCGTCCAAACAGCGGGTGATCAGGAGATTGTTGACGTACAATCTGAAGGCTCCACGCAAGTAAGCGCCGTGCAGACAGCATCGGCAACCGAGCAAAACGCTCTTAACGGCCTACAGACAAGCATCCAGTCCGCGTTGAACGCTTACGCGATGTCACCGTCTAAGGTCTTTTTCCTGTCACAATCGTAAACGAGGACAACCATGGCAAACGGACTATTAGGAAAAAAGGTCGTAAATGCTCGCGATACGGAAGTAGTTTACACTGTACCCGCTTCACGAACTTCGACCTTTAACATAAACGTACTGAACAACGGCGGCAACGCCGCGACTGTAAACGTGTTCGTATCGGACAAAACATACCAGACGCGGGACTTCGAAGACTACCTCGCGCCTCTAAACTACAACAAGGCATGGGTTGCTGCTGACACGGCAAACACTCTCGACTTGATTGGCAAGAGCACATCCAAGATGATGACTGCTCTCAAGACCACTCCTGTTGAGCCAGCCGCCGCTAACACGGCATCTAACCCAATCGCCTCTAAGAAAATTGAAACCCTGCAAACAGCGAACGCTGACGGCAATTTCTTCTTAGTCAGCGATCCATCGGCAGTCGGCAACCCGCTTCCATTCTACAATGGCGGCGAGCTTTACGTACGTTCCGCTCCTGACGGTGGCGTATATACATTCGACAACTACTTCTCGGGTGGCGCAGCAGCTACAGCCGCGTCCAACTACGGCCAAACGGCCACGGACAACATTCTTTGGGCGACCAACCAAGACGCGGCCTTCGCTCTTACTTACGTACAGGGTGTTCCAGGCGGCGCAGGCTCAGTTGTGAACTCTATCAACGACTATCGTGCTACGACTGCCACGTACAACACCTCCTTCACTTGGGGCTTGGGCGCGATCAGTAAGATTGCTGGCGTAAAAACGGCAGAAGAGCGCTTCATTATCGGCACGACTACTGGCTTCAACTACATGTCCAACGACGATACGCCAGAAACTCAGGCCGAGTTCCAGTCAAACACGATGTCACCGCCAACAGGTATCTCTGGTTACATGATTGGTGCGGCAGCTATCGAGGGTTCCACCGCAAACGAGGGCAACCTTTACATCGCTTACTCAGGAAACAAAGTTGCGTACGCTGCGTACACGGCAGCGGCTCCATTCCCGACTTCTGGATATAGCGTGTTCGACTTCCCAGCGGGCGTCACATACGACAACGTGGTTGATATCCGCGCAGAAGGTTCGAGCTTGGTTATTGTCACATCGACAGGCGAGAAGCAAAGCTCCTCGGATCTTGGCGTGACTTGGACTGTAGCTAAGAGCTACGCGGCCCAGCCAATCGGCATCTCGGTCGCCAGCATCGACAGCCAGAACAAGTTTGTAAACGACGACCTTTCCACCAACGTAACTGAGCTTACTTTCGTACGCGGTCGTACATATCGGTTGCATCAGCTTGCTGCTGGAAACAACGGTCATCCACTACAGTTCTCTGAAGTACGCGGTGGGCCACATTCAAACGGCACGCCGTACTCAACTGGCATGACCTTTATGATGGGCGACCCTACTGCCACAGCTCCATTCGCAGTAACTTCCACAACGAATGCAGACTGGGTTAGCGGTCACGCGACCTACAACGGCCAAGCCCGCATCATCGAGTGGGACGTACCAGCTTCCGCTCCTGACACGCTGTACTTCTACTGCCCTAACCATACGAACATGGGGTACGCGATTTCAGTGGTAGACGAAGACACGGTTGCGCCGCACGACACGCAAACCGCTCTCGTAACTGTCAACATCTACAACGCTGACAACGGCGATGCGGATCGGCGCTATGACCTGACCTTCGACGGTAATGCTTTTATGCGCGAGAAGCGCTTCTATGCTTTGCCTCTCGTGGACAAGTACGAAACCTCTGAGATTGCCAGCGGTGAAATTCTTGAGCGTACAGCCGTCATGGCCTCTGAAGGTGAGCAAGTAATTGTAACTACGGACGAGGACAGCGTTGTGGTCCGAGTTCACGGCATCGAGGAATAAACACACATGGCACGTATCCGTAGACCCAAAAAGATTAACGGCTCAGAGTACACCTTCGGTGGTGGCTCTGGGGCGGCTGCGTCGAGTTCTTCCGCCTCTGGAAATTTCCCTATTAAGATTGCCAAAGGTGATGAAGCCATCACTAACTCTAACCACGATGGCTTTATAGCTAATAACAGCACTGTCACCGTAACTCTTGATGTTAGCACCGCTATCCCTACAAAGGACCAGTATTTCTACATCGACAACGCATTTGAAAGTCGGGACGGTCAATTCACCTCCGAGTTTATGAATGGTGATACTGCCTTTCCTTCTGGCATCA